GGGATATTTCCAAGCTTGGTTATGGAAAAATGAGTTTCCTTTCCAATTCGGGGGATCTGCTAATTGCTAACGAGTCACAAGGCAGTTGGAGAAATTCCGAAGTGTGGCAAAGTAATAATGGGTTGAATGATCGGGGATATTCCTACTGTGGATTTGGCAAGAGCTGGAAGCCTACCGCATATCACGGCAAAGACCCCATCCTGACCCCGATTGAGTGTTGTGTGTGCAGCCATCAAGCCGTGTCCTATCGAGACGGATTCGACTTCTATTGTGAAGGATGCGCAACGTATCCTGAGGTGTGGAGGTAATCAGAAAGGAAAAAGACTATGAAAGAAGTGTTATTTTCAGCCATGGCCCTTTGTGCGCCAATGCTAATTGTCACGGCGCTTTGTGGGGCTGTTGCATTGTGCGAGACCATTGGAGAGCGATTCGGCAAGCGTAGGTTTCAAAGATGGGAGGACGATAGACGCGCCTGAGGCTTGATACTTGGATGCGTTGAACCCTCCCCCTCTCCCCACAAAGAGCGTTTAGCTGGTTTCATCATGTAACTCGCAACAAATCAGCTTCGGCTGCCGACCAAAGATTCGATCCCCTTCTCTTTTTTTCTTGCATTCAATTTTGAAAGCAGGGGGGGAGGGGGTTGAATTCTTTGTATAGCGGAAACAGGCGACGCATCCCACCCCTCACATTTTATTTTTACAAAGGCGCCCCCGCACTTGACGGCTGCTTTTACTCTGACAGACTGCCCTTGTGTGTGCGTAGAAAAGTGACGCGAGCGTGATTGCTCCTTAGCGTGTTTGGGCAGCCTTTACTTTGGGGAGTGGAGGTGAACTTGGGCATGACTAGGCTAGTCTTCCTGTGGAAGGCTGGGCGTCATTTTTTCGTGCCCTGATGTTGACGTATGAACTTTGGGCGTATAGTGCAAGAAAGATGACGCAAAAGTACGAGTTGAGTGAAAAGAGGGTGAAAGAGGTGTATGGAGACAAGTTTGAGGACAAGTTGGCCCTACTTGTGGAGAAAGTTGACTACATCAAAGTCAAAGATAAACGGTGTTTGGCTGGGTTTAAGCGAGTTTACCGGGAAGATCTTCTTGATTCGCTAGAGAAGAAGGTGGGTTTGGCGCAAGATGAGGTCAAGTTGGATGTAAGTCCTGCCAAGTTGGACATACAAGATGAGGTTATCTTTACCGAGGAAGTGGAAAACATCTTTCCAAACACAAGATATGTCCGTACCAAAAGCGGCAAAACCATCTTTGTGGGGGGGAAAGGCGTTAACTTGAGGCGTGGTCAGAAGATAAACTGCAAGGGACTTGTTATGTTTCTGGGTAAAGCGCAAAGCTAGGCCCTAGCTTTCCATTCATCTTCTTTCTGTCCGCTCGCTCTGCTCGCTCTAGCTTATCTACTACTTTACTTTCTTAAAAACAACTCACCAGAACCAGAGACCTGAGTGAGCATAAGTAACCCTGTCAAAAGTGACATTAAAAAAGAAAATCTTTTTAGGAAGTTACTTAGCTCAACTCAAAGTAAGATGACTCACCGTCACCGTCGCCTTTCGTTTCGCTTTTACCAAGTCACGCGCAGAGGGTACCCGAGTCAACCTACGCTAGTCTTCTTTCGTGGACTACTTGGAAGTATCGGGCTCCCAGCTCCCGAGTTATTAATCCCCCCCGGTTTTCATGCAAGGGGAACCTCTCCTTCACCTGTGGCTCGCCTTACGCGACTATCCAGAGGCTACACGGCAGATCTATTTTGACCTGCGAGGTAAACATAGCTACATAGGAGTCCATGTCAATGACAGAAGAGCAAAAAAATAAGCTGATAGAGAAAATTTTAAGGTTCAAGCTGACGGATCACCCTACCTTGCCGAGTCCAGACAGGGAACAGAGGTTGACGATGATCGAGAATGTTGGCCCCCAGAAGGTGATGGAGCTTTTCATCATTAGAGAAAACAGGGCCAAGGCAGAGGCGGAGGATCCACACAGGTATGGGGCAGACTTGGAACCTTGGAAAGACGCTGATGATCTATTGACTAAGTTTAACGAGGTTGTGGCACTTGGTGGCAACCGGGCAGGCAAAACTGAGTGGGCTGCTAAACGGATGGCGCAAGCGTTTGTGGGTGCGGATTTGTCTGGTCATGTCCCGCATTGGGTTAATGAGAGGATTAAAAACAGGGGACTGCGGATTTGGTGCCTGCACACTAGCAGCATGACCAGTATCTCGATGCAACAAACGGTGTTTTACAAGTACTTACCGAAAGAACTTAAAGGGGCAAAGCGTAACCATAACATCCAGATAAGTTTCACGCAAAAGAATGGGTTTAGCGAGAATACAGCGGTTTACATGCAGAACCAGATTTGGTTTCTGAACTACAAGCAGGACATCAAAGTGGTTGAAGGTGGCGAAGTTGACTTTATTTGGTGCGATGAAATGGTGCCAAAAGACTGGCTGGATACGCTTCGGTACCGTCTAGTGACCCGGAACGGCAAGTTGATTGTCACCTTTACCCCGGTACAAGGCTATACCCAGACCGTTAAGGACTATATTAACTCAGCAAAAATTACACATTGGAAACAGAGTGAACTACTTCCAAATAGCAATGTGTTAAGTGTGCCTGCTGGTAACATGCCGTACAAGGCTGAGAACATCTACGGAAGACATGCCTGTATCTGGTTTCATTCCAAGTTAAATCCCTACAACAACTGGGAGCGCATGAAACAGGAGCTTAAGGGGAGAAGTTCCAATGAGCTTAAAATTCGTGCCTATGGCTGGGCAGACCAGACTGCGGGTACGGAGTTCCCGTACTTTGGCGAGGTGAACATCTTTAAAGGGGATGTCATGGAAGTTGTACCTGAAGGGACAAACTACATGGCTATGGACCCTGCTGGAGCGCGGAATTGGTTCATGTTGTGGGGCAGGGTGGATGAAGATGATATCTTATGGATCTACAGGGAATGGCCGGACCAAAGTTACGGAGAATGGGCGTTACCAAGCGATAAGCCTGACGGCAGACCCGGCCCTGCACAAAGAAGCGGAGCAGGAAGAGGGGTAAATGAGTATAGTGAACTTATTTGGGGAGTAGAAGCCCAAGGAGATAAGCGTGAAGAGATTGCTGAACGCTATATTGACCCTAGAACCGCCGGAACAGAAACAATTACCAAGGAAGGTGGAATTACAATTGTAGACCTATTTGCCGAGGCTACAGTTCCTTTATACTTGCAGGCATCTGCTGCGGTTCCTGTCGAGGAACGGGTCATTTTGATTAACGACATGTTGTGCTACGACAGAGAACAGCCGTTGGTTAAAGGACGTAATCATCCTAAAATAATGGTACATGAATCTTGTCAAAACTTGATTTATAGTTTAAGGGAATGGACTGGGGCTGATGGACAGAAAGGTGCCAGCAAAGATCCTATTGATGCTTTGGGGTATCTCGTTGTCATGCAACCCAAGCACTACGGCGGCGAACAATGGGAAAAGCAGATGAGACAAATGTCGAAATGCGGTTCCTATTGAACTTCTTTTATCTATGTACTCAGCTTCTTCTGATCCTCTGGCTATTGCGACAAATGTCCCTGATGTGGGAGATTTGCTAAGTGAATATGGACGCGCAATGGTCAATTCCACTCAGGGGAACTTGACGACCAAGTTTGACGATATCCGCTTTGCACGTTGGGCTGGACAGAGTGATGACGGGAAAAAGCATAGTAATCTCCGTAACGAAGGTGACCCAGCTTGGCCATTTGAAGGCGCTAGTGACGTCCGCAATCGCCTGATCGACTCAACTTGTAATGAGTTGTCTTCGCTTCTGGTGACAGCCTTTGAACGCTCGAACATCCGGGCTGATGGAGTGGAGTTAAACGACACTTCTATAAGTGGGATTGCAACTACGCTACTTCGCTGGATTCGCGACAATAAGATGCCGCTTGAGCTTCGCAGGGAGGCTGAACTTGGCGCACAGTACGCTTTTCAGTACGGTTGGACAGCTTTCTTTATTGGCTGGAGACAAAACATCAGCAAGCGTGAACAGCAAGTGACCATGCAAGAGGTTATGGCTATTGCTCAACAGAGTGGCAGTCCTACACTCATGCAGTTGCCTGACCTTATCATGCAACAGTCCGAAGAGGCTGCTGCTATTATTCAGGCTGCTGTGCCCGGCACCACGGAATCCGAAGCAAAACGGATGGTTAAGGAGCTAGCCGAAACTGGCGCAACAACCCGTGACGAGGAGTATGTCAGCAAAAATTTGCCGGAAATCATTGCGCTCAAGCCTTGGGACGAGATCCTTTTCCCGCCTGAAGCAGCAGATTTGCAGCGTTCTCGCGTAATTTTCCGCAGAACTTGGATGTCTGAAGTTGAGATTCGCGAAAAGATTACTACGGAAGGCTGGAACAAGGATTGGGTGGAACTTGCAGTCCAAATGGCAGGCAAGAGCAGCACCGTGTACAACACGAATATCCTGCCAAGCACGGAGATGCTGGTCTATAACGGCCTAAACTACCAGAACATGATCGAGGTAGTTTACTGCTATACCAAGAGTCTGGATGGCAAGGCTCCGTGTATTTACTACACTGTTATTTGCCCTCAAGCAGCAGTTGATCATCGTAGGGAAAGGATTTCATATGCGATTCATGAGAGGTTGGATTACGCTCACGGAGAGTATCCGTTTGTGGAGTTTCGTCGCGAGTGCATTCGTCGTGCCATTACTGATTGCCGTGGTGTCCCTGAACTTGCTCACACAGATCAGGACGAGATTAAGGCACAGCACGACTCCATCCGAGATCATACTGCCTTCTCAACCCTACCCCCCATCAAAGTCGTTAAGAGAATTGGAGCAATCAACAAGGTTGGGCCGGGTGTATCTTTGCCAGTTGTAAATCCAACGGACTACACGTTCATGGACCCGCCAGCTCGCGAGCCGAATGTGGCTTTTGAGCTGATTAAACGGGTTGAAGCAAGTCACGCAGCTTACTTTGGCACGATTAATCCGTTTGTTGCGCCTCAAAAGACTCAACTTACCCAACAGGCACTTGTAAACTCTTGGCTACTGACTTGGCGCAGCATCTATCGGCAGATGTTTGCGCTTTGCTGTCAGTACATGAGTCCTGAAGAAATTCAGCGCATCACTGGCGGACAGTTGCCTCAGAGCTTGTCTGAAATCCATAACGAATTTGATCTGAGCGTCAAGTTCGATATCATGGATCTTGATAAGGAGTACATTGCCCAGAAGATCGACTTCCTTACCAAGGTTGCACAGATGGATACAGGTGGCGTGCTAAACCGCAACAAACTCACAGCAATGATGATTCAAGCTGTAGCCCCAGAGATGGCACAAGAACTTATCCTGAATCCTCAGGACGCAAGTCGTCAGATGTTCAAGGATGTGCAGAGTGATATCGGCATGATGTTGCTTGGCAACGAGGCGCTGTATCAGGAGAACGATCCTACGGCACAGACCAAGTTGCAGTACGCGCAGCAGATCTTGCAGGCCAACCCGAAAGCACAGGCGGCACTCCAGCAGGACGAGAACTTTAAGGCGCTATTTGAGAACTACGTTAAGAGTCTTGAAATGTCTGTAATGCAACAGCAAAACGCTCAAGTTGGCCGAATCGGTGTAACGCCAGTATCTCAGCAGTAGTATGACCGAAAATCAAAAACAAGCATTTGGATTTGCAGGCAAAAACCTGCTTTGGAGCGAGATTGTGAAGCACCTAAATGAGGTGCAAACAGGGCTAACGCTTCAGGCTATTTCACAATCCGCCAAAGGAGAAGATAGAATACATCTTTGTGGGCAAGCTGATGCGGTTAACTATGTTATATCTTCTTTGATAAATATGAGACAAGAGGCTAGACAATTAAATGGCTTGACTCCTGACG